GCATACTCATTGCTCTATCCCTCCCCCGCCTGCGCGGCGGGTCTGTCGTCTGAACTGGTTGAGAGGCGGGGCCGCGCGTCTGGTCTACGGCCCCGCGTCAGTCGCACTACGCGTGCATGATGAGCCGGGAGAAAGCCTCGCCGAGAACCGGCATCCCGTCCGTCTCCTTGCGAAAAACGTAGCCAATCTGATTCGTGGCCGCGTAGAGCTCGTAGAGCACCTGCAAGGTCATCGTGAGCGCGTCGGCGATCCAATATTTGCTGAAATCGCCAAGAATCGCCACATACTGGCTCGCGCTGATCGTGCTGGGCATGTACTCGCTCTCGTAGATCGGGCGGCCCATGAGCGTGTCAGGCGTCCCGCCGATTAGAGCGGTGCCCTGCGCCACGAACGAGGCTCCCATGAGCCCGGGCTGCCAGATGTACTGGCTGTTCGCGTCCTTGAGCTTGCGAATAGCCGCGACGACCGGGCGGCTAATGATCCAGCTCGACCGCTGCCGGTACTGCGCCTTCAGGTTGTAGAAGGTGGCCATGATGTCATCGCCAGCCAATGCAGTCGGGCTCGCGGCGGTGACGTCACGGCTCGTCGGAATGCCCTGCGCAGACGGCGTCATCACGCCGAGCGGCTGGTTGGCACCGGACCCATTGAGAAACGCATTCTCCTCGGTAATGGCAACCGTGTAGCCCAGACGGTCGATCAGGACCGTTTCGAAGTTGGGGACCTTGCGGACCAACGTCCGGCTGATCTTCAGCAGTTTCGCCAGCGGATGAGGTCTCCATTCCCTCTTGCCCACGCTCGCCGTGGTCTCCTCATTGCCGGTGCCGAGTTCCACCGTCCAGTCAGTGGCCGACGGGTCAGTGTCGAGCGCGGGGACGCCGAGACTGTCAGCGGTCGGTACCTCGTAGACGGTGCCCAACTGCCTGATGAACGTGAGGTTCTTCATCAGGGTCAGGAAATCCTGAATCATCTCCTGCGGCAGGATCGCGAACCCGCCGCCCGTGGGGACGTCGGCTTGGTATGCCTTGGCCTCCGGGCTATTCATGATCTTCGCGTCCGCCTGCTGTGCCGCGGACCCGTCGTAGCCCGTGCCGAGCGCCTGCTGCCGGAACAGGGCGAGCTTCAAGTCCTTCGAGACCGCCGGCTGCTGGGCCTTCTCCTCGGGCCGCGCGCTCCCGATCACAGGCTGCGAGGTCTCGGGAACCTTCTGCCCCCACGCCTCCAACTCGTCGGCCTTGCGAAGGCGCTCGATCTGCTTGATGAGGCTGTCGCAGTCGGCCATCCGCCTGTCGAACTCGGCCTCCTCGTCCGCCGTGAACGTCTCCGGCTTCCCGGCATGTTTCGCCTGGAGCTCCTGCACCCCCGCGAGGGCGCGGTTGTACCGCTCCGTCAGTGCGTCAATCGTTGCTTTGTTACTCATCTAGGTAGGCTCCTCGCGCGACCGCCAGCGCGATCCTGCCGCGCCGAACGAGGTCGCGAAGTCGTTGCTCGCGCTCAATGGCGTGAGCGGCTGCGTCACTGTCGTCCGGGTCGTCCTCCTCGCCAGCATCTCGCTGCGGGTACCCGTGTAGTGCTATGGCGACCGCCTGTTTCCGGGAGAATCCTGCATCCCGCAGGAACTCCTCGAACTCGCGGACCGTCTCGATGGATTTGACCGCCGAGGCCACCGCTCGTGGGTTGGCCGGGACTGGAACGATCGAAAACTCGTAGAACTCGGCGATCTTGGATATCCCCCTGCATTGCCCCTTGCACCGTGCGATCCCAGCGGAGTCGAACAGGTCCATCGGCGCGCCGGACTGCTCGGCATGGTCCAGCAGTGCCTTGCCATTCTCGAAATAGTGCACGCCGCTGTCGTAGTCCGGCATGAACCCCACGGAGAGGCCCACGGAGAGGCCCCGCTGCATCCGCTCCATACAGACCTGCCGCGCTGCCTGCCCCTCCGGCGTACTGTGGAACTCCGCCTTGCAGAGGAGCTCGCCGCCGCGCTCCGCCGCCTCGACGGGCATGGCCACCGGCAGACTGCTCCAGTCGTGCCCGACCGCCACGAACCCCGAGGACCTGAAATCCCTCAACGCGCCGCGCCAGCACCCCGGATAGAGCACGTCGCCCTGGCGGTCCATGTTGCCCATGACCGCTGCCGCGCCGGCGATCTGGTTGTCGTCGATCGAAACGTCTTTCAGAACGTAGAACTTACTCAGTGGCAGTGGTTGCATCCTGCACCTCTCATGTCTGCCAGCACCCGGCGCGCTACTCCTCTGCCGGTCGTGCGTCCAACGCGGCGCTCGCCGGGCCGTCGCCCTGCCGCGCATAGTAGTCTAGCTGCGTCGTCGGCACCTCGCCGACCTGCGGCTCCATCCGCGGCGGATAGAGGTTCGGCGCGGCCTTCAGCACCTGGTACGTCGAGCAGATACAGTTCGGGTGACTGATCGGCACATCATCAGGTTGGTAGACCCCCGGCCCTAGGCCGCTGTCGTGTGCCGCGTAGACGTCGCATATGTCGGGCTCAGGGTGCCCCGCCGACAAGGCCCACCCGATCCCCAGCAGGTACGGTTTCAGCTCGCCCGTCTGTCGGTCCACCGCGGCCACGTTCGTCGTCGCCCTGTGCGCCTGAATGAGCTCCGTCCTTGCGATCCGCATCGCCACCCACCACGGCGAGTCCTCGCCTGCTCCCGTCAATGCGTCATGCACCCGGTCCGCCGTCTGGGCGGCGCTCAACTGCTCCGCCACGCTCTGCAGGATTGAGTTCTCGACCGCCTTGTAACCCAGGTCGCTCAGGTTGTGTAGCCTCGTGCTCAATGCGATACCGTCGGAGTAGTACCGGGCCGCCAGGCCCTCGACCGTCTGTTGCGCGAGTCTCCCAAACCGTACAGTCACGTCCGCTCCGTCGCTCAGCCGCCACGTCCGGTCCATCTCGGCAATCAGCTCAGGGTCGACGTCTCGGCTCCAGACCATCTCCGCCACCTGCTGCGCCCTGTCTGCCGCCGCCTGTGCCAGCTCCAGCATCCCGGCGTCGAGTAGATCGGCGTAATCGCTCGACAGGTCCTGCAATCGTTGGTCGATCCCGGCGAGTAGCTCCTGTAGTCGAGCGTTGTCGATCATCTGTTCGTCGGTGAACCACTGCTCGCCCAATGCCTCTATGCGCCGAACGATCTCTCGCGCCGCTGCATCGTAAGTGCCCATGAGCCGGCGCAGATTGTCTCGCGTTAGGACCAGTTGCCTGCGCCGGGCCGCCACGAGCAACGCGCGGTATTCCTCCGGCGTCCAGTCGCGCGCGGCCCTACGCTCCGACCGCATCGAGCGCCTCGATCTCGCGGATCACCCGCTCGGCCCAGTCCACTGGCTCCCTGCGGGACTGATCATTCGACGCATCGCCTGTCACGTCCGACGCCTTGACCGCCTTACTCCGGCCTGCCGCCTCCGCCGCATCTGGGACGCCTCCGGCAAACTGCGAGAGGTCCGGCCCCTTCGAGCGCAGTTCGTCGCCGTCCGGCAACGGGTCGAGGTCCAGGTGCAACCGCGCCTCATTCGGCGTCATCACCGGCCCACCCGCGGCCATTACCAGCCGCTTCATCCGCGCATCCTCATCCGGCTGCAAGGCGCGCACGTTCCTCGTGTCGAACCACATCTGCACGCTCGGGTCGCGCTCGAAGTCTGGCAGCAACTGCAGGTCCAACTCCTCGGATAGCTCCGCCATCACGGGCAGAATGCCGTTGTACCACGCTCCGGATTCCGCCTGCTCCCGGTTGTCGTAATGCGTGTTCGTGTCGCTCGGCAGGCCGACTACCATCGGGTCCAGCATGAGCGCGGCGCAAACCCGACTCGTCCACTGATTGTTCAGGACCTGCACGCTCATCTCGTCCGGGCTGAACCCGAGTTTTTCGATCTCAAACGGCTCCGCCATGAAGATCGGCTCGCCGCGCCGGTCCCCCGTCGTCCGCGCGCGGAGGGCTCGCGTGAACCGCGCCGCCTCATCGTCATCGAGGCCGGAGATTCCGCTTTCCCTTGGCCCGATCACGAACGGTGTCATCATAAAGTTTTCAATGAGCGCGCTTACGACCGTGCTATACTCGTTGTCCGAAAACACCTGCCGCAACTGCTGTTTCAGCGGAGACAGGCCTTTCCGCACGCAGTCCGGATCGACGCCGAAACGGAAATGCACGACGTCCTCGATCGGGTGCTTGATCCATGACCCGTCGACGTACTGCTCGTAGTGCGTCACCTCCGCGGAACCGTCCGACGGCCATCGCGGCTCCATTTGGAAATGGGGCACCCATCGCAACTCGACCGGGCGGCCATTGTTCGCCCTGATTTTGAGCCAGTAAGCGTTCCCGTCGCAGAGGTAGCTCAGCACGGTCGCCTTCCAGAGGCGGCGCCCTCCCCACCGCGGCGCAGGCCGCTGCAAGAGCTGCGCCAGCGGGTGCATCGGGAGCCATTCGACCGTCTCGCCGTCCGGGTTCAGCCGCTGCGGCATACATCGCGCCTCGGGAAACGATAACATCCACCAGTTCAAGCAGATTCCGACGATGCTGTTCTTCCAGAGATCGCCGGCTTTCTGGACGTAGTCAAGCTGGGTGCCGGGCAGGTTCCAATACATGAGGTTTTGGCGTCGCCGAACGTTGTACGACGCCTGGTCCTGCCCGCCTATGCCCGACCAGCGGAAGGCCTTCAATCCGGCTCGCAATGTGTCGCGCATGCTCATCGGCCTATCCACCCGCGTAGCCAGATCGCGGCAATGAGCACGAGCAGGCAGGCCGCACCGATCACGACGAGACCGCCTGCGAACTGCACCATCGCCCAGAGGATTGGGGCCTGCATTCAGTCATCCCCCAGTACGCGCATCCGGCGCGCCCCGGCCAACTCCGCGAATGCGTCCGCGCTCGCGTCTACCTGGTCATCGCGGAGGCACCCCTCCCTAAAGGAGCGCAACTCCGACAGGTACGCATGGTTCCACGCGCCGCGGATCGCCCAGACGTTCCCCGCGTTGACCTGCGAGGCGAACCCGGAGGCGCGGACCTCCTTCGCGCCAGTCACGGGAGCCGACCGCATGTTGCATCCCGCCAGCATTCGCGCCATGTGCAACACCTGGTCCTTGCCGGCCTGCCCGGGGTCCTGCGGAATGCGGATCAACGCCGCGCGCCCGTCCACCTCCGCCGCCCGCCGCATCTGCGCGTCTCTCTCGTCCGGGGCCCACCTCCCGCGAACTACGTCGAGCACTCCAAACGACCCATCCGCCGCCCGACACATCAGCACGCCCACCGTGTAGTCGCCTCCACCTGCAGTCGCCGCGAAGTCCCATGCTCGGCAGAGAGCGACAGGAGCCGCCGGCGGATCGTCCACGATTCGAACTCTATCCGGCTTGAAGATCGAGCCCTCTCGCGGTTGAGGGTTCTGCTGGTAGAGTGCTTCAAAGCTGCGTTCGCCATCGTTCTGGTCCATAATGGCCTTGATACGTAGCAACGCGTCACGATCGTACCGCTCGGGCCACAACGCCTCGCCCGGCGCGCGGCCCAGAGGGTCGTTCTCCTTCGCGAGAGCAGGCAGGCTCAGCACCCGCCACCTGTCCGGCTCGCTCGCAATCGCCCGCGCGTCCAGCCCGTCCTCGTGCCACGGCGTCATCACGATCACAATCGCGCCGCCCGGGTCCAACCGCGTCAGCAGGTCGTCCGTGTAATGGTCCCACGCCGCCTCCCGCTTGACGTCGCTCTCGGCATCCTCCCGGCTCCGGATCGGGTCGTCGATCACGATTAGGCGGAACCCCGTGCCGGTAGGCGGACTGCCCATGCCGCGCGTCATCATCACGCCGCCTGCCGTCGTGTGCCATTCGTCCGCCGCCGTGCTGTCCTGCGCAATCGCAATCCGGCCCGCCGCGAGGTTCCGCGCCTTGCGCCCCAGCCGCCGCGCGAACCGCTCGTTGTAGCCCGAGATGAGCACGTTCGCGGCAGGGTCCAGCTCCAGCATCCGCACCGCGAGACGGACCGTCACATTCTCCGTTTTCCCGTGCCTCGGCGGCATCCTGACGGCCAGACGGTCGCATCGTCCCTGCAAAACGTCGTCCACGTCGCGCGCCACTCGCCGAATGTGTCGCGGTAGATACCAGCCGTGTGGGTACGTCTGCAGCAGCCAGTCGGCGTAGTTCGCGTCACTCGCCGACAGTTTCTTTGCCAGCAGCCGCAGATAGTACTGTTCCCTCAAGCTCCGCGATACGCTGTCGGAGTTCGTCATCGGATAGGGCAGCGACATCCATTTCCACCTGTGATCGAACGGGCGGATTGTAGACGTTCGGGCGCTTGTGCTTGAGCAGGAAGATCAGCAGAGTGTCGCTCGATTCGCGGGCCCGCCTATAGGCCACGTCCTCCAGCATGTCGATACCGCGCTGTTCAGCCTCCGCCCATCGGCGCGCGAACTCCGGGTTGTTGTGGCGGTAG